GTTGATATTTGAGATCAAATAATGGTAGAATGGTATTTGCACTGACAATCCACCAAGGTTGGCGCGACCAATCGCCAACTGACCATTTGCACTATTAAAAGTGAAATTGTCTCCAGATTGAGCTGCCGTATAATTAATAATATTCGGCAGTGGCCCTGCACCTCCAGAGACAACATCCATGGCGGCAATATAAGTTGAATCAACAGCTAGTGTGTTGATATACTTTATACGCACACCACCTCTTTGTAGTGCATATACGTTACCAAGCTGGTTGAAAATGTCAAAAGTTGACGTTCCAGCTGGCCCGGTAACTATAACGTTTTGCAAGCGGTACAAAGCGTAAGGAAGGATAAGCAATGTTACACCAGTATTACCGCCAGTTGGTTGAACAATTCCTCCACGTTTCAAAAGAAGACGCATAGAAGTTATTGTCTCACCAATGCAAACCGCTTCATTATCGAGAGAAAAACCATCAACCACAGATTGACCGATGGTACTAGATGTCAAGTTACAAGGGTCTTCAGAGGTACCAACTCCTCCTTGTAACTCCCAATCCATTTGATATGCCGTTGGAATTGTTGCCTGATAATAGTTTGTTCGAGGACATGCAAATTGCATATCTGGAGCACCAGCTATCTCAACCATAACAGTCACAACACTAAAAACTGTCGCTGGAGCAACAAGTGGATCCAAAACACGAATGTTGAGGATACCAAAATCAGAAAGAGATCCAGCAGTTTCTCGCCACGGCAAAATACTCACATAAGGTACCTCGATAGTTACCTCATTGCAAGTTCGCATGTCAACTATTTGCTTATGAACATAGTTGGCATTAGCATTGGACAATGACGTCGTCCCAGGAGCAAATTGCTCATATGGTGCAAACATAATAAGCAGTCTCCCAGAATGAAATTCCGTCTTTATGAATTTCAAACGAACGACATAACCACCCCTATAAAAGCCAAAGAAATTCCCTAGCCAACAAACTGGAGACATTGCTCTTAAAGTAATGCCTGCATCAGTCGTATCATTATAGATATCACAGGGGCGGAACTGCAAGCTAAAGAGTGAAAGATCTGTAGCATGAGCAGTTGACCAATTGAATAAGCGATAGTACGAGAATATAGACTTAATATAATCTATACTCATCTCATCAACATCAGTGGCAGCAAAACCAGTCATATTATTGACATGGTTATTTGCAAACAATGACATTGGCAGCGCACTATCATGTGTATCAGCATTACACAAATACGGAAAAGTCTGACGAGTCATCCGCATAGGGCCATCAATTACTGGTGGCTTAGACCAGCCAAAAGAATACGCAGCTCGTGCTAACGCATCTGAAACCCAATTGACTGGTGCTGCAATGGTGCTGAGAAGTGGTACCCTTTCCAATGCAGCTGATATATCGGCGACAGTTCTCAAAGAACGACTAATAACACGGGTGTTAGTAGCTTCTTCGCCGGTGACATCAATATTCTTTTTAAAATTCTTCGATCCTCGAATCTGGGGTTCCCAATCAATTTGAGGAATAGCGTTAGCCAACATTTCAACATCTTCGTAATGCACCCACATTACATATCCGGCTGTTGTTGAACCTGAAGTACTAGCGAGAGAAGAATATGGATAAATAAAGAATATTCCAGGACTCCCAGTAGTATTGCCATTATTAAAGGCAACTGCTGGAAAACCCGATACAAAAGGAATTCTCAACTGGACAGAAGTATCACAGTTGAGATCGAGTTCTACATGAGGCAATTGAGTTACCTGTGTTATAGAATAACGATGCATCAAATTCCAATCTGCATCAGGTGAACCTCCACTAGGACAAAAGGCTAAAATATATCGGCCTTGTTGAAAACGATTTGCATTAACTTGCAAAGTAACAACGGTCGTAAATTTTAAACCTAAAGTACCACGAACCTTATCCGAAAAAGGAACGGTTGTCAACGGAGCTGTTGTTTCAAAAGAACTAAATGTAGTTCCATTATCTCCAGATTGAAACACACCAGTTTGGAAGATCTTAGGTTTAGCTAAGAAAGTGATGATATCTTGTCGAGTACCATCCTTCGCACTAACCAAAGTTGGAGGAATTCCCATAAGTTGGTTTATTTTACCAACAACGACTTCTGCATTATCTGCAGCTTCCATTGTTGAACCAACAGGAATAACAGAGCCATCCACTCTGTCAACCACCTCTCGCAACATAGAGGCTTCGTCTGCAACACCAGATTGCAATTCGTAGTTGTAAGGTCTAGCAACCGGAACAGTGACGGGTCGACCAAATAAAACCCGATGTTCTTCATTCGTTTGTTGTATTGTTGTAATGATCATGGTTGTCGAACAGTTTAACGTCATGCCGGACGTTGGGCTAATTTTAAAGTCTTTACAGACTAGTAGAATACTACCATGTCACTTCGCGTGCAGAAACAACATTCATAAGAACACAAAAAGATGTACTCATAGGTGAATATTTCAGATACTCTCGAGATACATCGACTATCTTTGGCAAAAATTCGTCAAAGACAACACGTCCATGGAGGATTAACTCCTCAAGAACGTTATCAACATTATCTCGGGTAATCTGATCCGCAAAATGTACAGCCTTAGTCCAATTAAGGATTTCAAGCAATCGCGAAAATTGTAAAGGAGAAACAAACCTTCCTAATAAAGGCTCATATCTAAATGATCGCTTTAAAAAATCAACATCAGTTAATTTCCTAAAGTTTACATTAACA